CGCCGGGCGTTATCGCTGTCTTAACCGGGAGGCGAGTTTCGATCAACTCTGCCTTCTCATGGCAGACACCCCGCGAGACCACTGGGCGGAACAGATAGACCAGTGGCGCAAAGTTAATTCAACTCTGAACACGCGCAAGCACTCAGATGGCAGCACGAATCAACAGGATGCACTCGGAGCAAGTCCGGGCAAAGATCCAGGCAGCAGTCCTCATCCAGCGGTTGAGTGATCACGTCGAAGGCAAGCTGGAAATGAGCGCGACTCAGATCCAGGCGGCCAACTCGCTCCTCGACCGCTCTGTGCCGAAACTGTCGCAGATTCAACACGTTGGCGATTCCGAGAATCCGGTAGCGCACACTCACAAACTTTTGTTCGAGTGAGGCTCGAGCACCGGTTTCCGAAGCGAACACAGTTCCTGTTCAGCCCCAGCCGCTACAAGTCTCTACGCGGCGGACGAGGGTCTGCAAAGTCATGGAGCGTCGCTCGAGCGCTGCTCCTGATCGGCTGGGAACGACCAATCCGGGTTCTCTGCACGCGGGAGGTTCAAAAGACCATCCAGCAGTCGGTGCATCAGCTCCTCGAGGACCAGGTCGGGGAGTTGGGCCTGTCGAGCTTCTATGAGGTGCTGACCTCCGAGATTCGCTCCAAGGGCGGGACTCAGTTCTTCTTCGCCGGCCTCTCGGACCAGACGGCGGACAGCCTGAAGTCGTTCGAAGGCGTCGACATCGTCTGGTGCGAGGAAGCCCACTCCATGACGGAGCGGAGCTGGAACATCCTGATTCCGACGATCCGCAAGGCCGGCTCCGAAATCTGGCTTACGTGGAACCCCGAGCTGGAGAGCGACGAGACCTATCGGCGCTTTGTCACCTCGCCCCCTCCGGACTGCGTGTCCGTCGAGATGAACTGGCGAGACAACCCGTACTTTCCTGCGGTTCTCGAGGCTGAGAGACAGCACGCTCAGGCCACGATGAAGCCGGAGGTGTACGCGCACATCTGGGAAGGCAAGTGCAAGCCGGCTGTGGAGGGCGCGATCTACTTCGATGAGATGTCCCGCGCGGAGAGCCGGATCGGGGCGATTCCCCACGATCAGCTTCTCAAGACGCATTTCGTCTGGGACCTCGGGTTCAACGACTCCATGTCGATCATCTGCGTCCAGAAGGTCGCAAGCGAGATCCGGCTCGTCCACTACATCGAAGACAACCAGCGCACTCTGGCCGACTACATCGCCGAGATCCGAGCAATGACTCTCGACGGCCAGCCGCTGAACTGGGGCAGCCACTACCTACCCCACGACGGATGGCAGAAGAAGCACCAGACGGGGCAGATGGACGCGGACATCCTCCGGAAGCTCGGGTGTTCTGTCCTCCCTGTTCCTCAGATGCATGTCGAGGACGGAATCAGGCGCGCAAGAGAAGTCTTCCCGCGCGTCTATTTCAACCGCGAGCGGACTGGCCGGCTGATCGAGGCACTGAAGCGCTACAGGCGCCAAGTCTCGACAACGACGAACGAGCCCGGGAACCCGCTGCACGACCAATACAGCCACGGTGCGGATGCGTTCCGCTACATGGCCCTTGTCAGCGACCAGATGAGCAATGACGAGTGGGGCGGAAAGCTCGCCTATCCGAGGTTGACCACGTAAATGGCACGAATGACCGACGACGAGCTCAGCGCTGCGCTGGATCTGGAGATCCGCAACAGCGTGGGCTACTACGGCGGCAAGCTCGCGGAGCAGCGTCGCAAGGCCACTGCCTACTACCTCGCTCGAGCAGAGGGCGACCTCGCGCCCCCGGAGGTCACCGGCCGCTCGGACGTCGTCGTTCCGTTCGTCCGCAACACCATCGAGGCCATGCTGCCTCAGCTCATGGTGAAGTTCACCGGCGGCGATTCCGTGGTCGAGTTCGAGGCCGCAAAGCCCGGCGACGAAGAGAAGGCCAAGAACTGCACCGACTACCTCAATTACCTCTTCTGGAAGGCCAACAACGGCCACCGGCTCGCCGAAACGTGGATGCGCGACGCGCTTCTGTACAAGAACGGCATCGTCAAGATCTGGTGGGACACGCGGCAGGAGGAGAAGAAAGAGGAGTACCGCGGCCTGACTCCGATCGAGCTCGCGGAGATCGTCGAGGACGAAGAGGTCGAGATCACCGGCCAGAGCTCCTACCCCGACGAGGAGATCGCGAAGGCCCGGCAGCAGGCTCTGCAGCAGGCTCAGGCCGGCCTGCAGAACCCGCAGACCGCGCAGCAGGCTCAGGCGGCGATCCAGCAGATCGAATCCCTCCCTCCGGCGCTCCTATACGACGTAGAGGCCATACGCCGTCCTTCTGGCGGCCGGATCTGCATCGAGAACGTCCCGCCCGAAGAGTTCCTGATTAACCGCACGGCCAAGAGCATCGCCACGGCTCGGTTCGTCGGGCATCGCTTCGAGCGGACCATGTCCGAGCTGCGCTCCATGGGCTACCCCAAGAGCAAGCTGACCAACCTCCAGAACGACGAAAGCATCTCCTCGCTCAACATGGAGCGGATCGAGCGCGATTCGTATGACAACGAATTTGCCGCGACGGGGGACATGGACACGGCTCCCGATGATTCACAGCGCAAGTACTGGATCATCGAGGGATACGCAAGGGTAGACGCGGACGGCGACGGCATCGCCGAGCTTCGCAAGGTCACCAAGGCCGGGAACACCATCCTCGACAACGAGGAAGTCGACATTGCGCCGTTTGCGGACATCGTCTGTATCCGCCAGCCGCACAAGTTCTTTGGCTTGTCCGTGATGGACCTGGGCCACGAGACGCAGAAGACGAAGACCTCGATCCTGCGCTCGAGCCTCGACAACATGCACCTGCAGGTCAACGGGCGTTACTTCGCCGTTGAGGGTCAGGTGAATCTGGACGACCTGCTCACCAACCGCCCCGGCGGCGTGGTGCGAATCAAGGTCCCTGGAGCGGTCGGCAGGCTCGACCAGGGCGTGGGCGATCCCGACGCCGGCATGGCGATGCTGGAGTACATGGAGGGGTTCGGCGAGGAATCGACCGGCTGGACCCGATCCACGCAGGGCAACGACGCCTCGGCCCTCACTCAGTCCACAGCGACGGCGGCGAACATCGTCACCGAGCGCGACGATATGCGGATTGACCTCATCGCGCGCAACTTCGCCGAGGGGTTCGTCGAGCTGTTCCGGCAGATGTTGAAGCTCGTCTGTCAGTACCAGGACAAGAAGCAGGCGATCAACATCTCGGGCGAATGGGTAGACATCGACCCCCGCGAATGGAGAAACCAGTTCGACGTGAACATCCGCGTCGGGCTCGGGCTCGGGGGAAGGCTGCAGCAGGTACAGCAGCTAACCGCAGTCATCCAGCAGCAAGAGAAGGTGATGGTCCTGGGGGTGGCGAATGCAGAGAACATCTACAACGCCAGCGCCGACCTCGCCAAGCTCATCGGAGAAAAGAACCCCGACCGATATTTCGCCGACCCGAAGAAGAATCCGCCTCCTCCTCAACAGCCAAATCCTGAAGTCATCAAGGGTCAAGTCGCCCTTCAGATTGAGCAAGGGAAGGGGCAGATAGCCCTGCAGCAGAAGCAGATTGACGCCCAGGTCGAGGTCGCTATCGCTCAGAAGAAGGCCGAGCTGGACTCCCAAATCGCCATGGCGCAGCAGCAGGCGCAGCAACTCCAGAACGACGCAGAGAGCCGCAACGAGGCCGCTCTAGCTCAGTTCAAGGCTCAGAAGGACGCGGAGCTAGAGGGCCAGCGGATCGCATCGGATGAGCGGCTGAAGATCGCTCAGTTCAACCACGAGGCGTCAGAGGGCGACAAGGAACGGGCCAACAAGGTCCTGATCGCGCAGATCCAGGCGCAGACGCAGCTCGCCACGGCCGCTCAGTCCGCCGAAACCACGACGGCAGAGGGCGACAAGGACCGCTCCACTCAGGTCGAGCTCGCCAAGCAGCAGGCAGAGCTCGGCGCAGACAAGCGGGCCGCAAAAGACACGGGGATGGCCGAGATCAAGTCGAGCCTCAAGGAGATCGGCGATCACCTGAACACCCCCGCGGAAGTGGTTCGCGACGAAGGCGGCAAGGCCATCGCGATCAAGAAGGGCAAGACCGTGCGCGCAATCAAGCGTGACGACGACGGACGAGTTACAGGCGTTTAATCAATGGAAAAGCTCCGGATCATTGGCAAGTACACGTGCGTTCACAAGGACAAGGACGGCAACGTCATTGACACCTACGAAGCGCCCAACCTCGTCACCGACGTAGGAGCCAAGCTCCTGCTCGACACGATCCTTGCCGCCTCAGCGTTCAACGCCACCACGTACATGGGCCTGAAAGGCTCCGGCTCTGCGGCTGTGGGCGACACGATGCCCTCGCACGCCGGCTGGAATGAGGTGGGGAATGCCAACCTTCCTACGTACAGCGGCGCGCGTAAGACCGTGACATGGTCGCCTGCCTCGGGCACTGGCGGCGGCTCGCGGTCGAAGTCGAGTGCCGGCGGCCCGTACACGTTCAGCTTCACGGGCGGCGGCACGGTTGACGGTGCGTTCCTGAACATCAACGGCTCGAGCGCTGTGGACAACACCACGGGGACTCTGTTCTCGGCGGGCACGTTCTCGGGTGGCTCGAAGACGGTCGCAAACACGGACACGCTCACCGTCACCTATTCGCTCTCGATCTAATGAAGTATCGGGTCCCCGGAATTCCGCGGGGGGTCAGCGGCCGGCCGTCGCAGCAGAGAGACATCCAAGAATCCGCAACGGTGCTGGATTCGGCCACGGTCACGCAGTCAGCGCTGAGCGTGGCGGTTGTGGAGACAGCGGCAATCGCCGACTCCCCGACCGGCAATATCCCAAGTTCGGCGCCCGGCAACTATGCGGCCCGCTCGACCGGCTCCGGAGTGGTCTGGTCGCACAACTTCAGCAACGCGAACGAGATCAGCTCGTTCCTCACCAGCAATTTCGCGACCGGGCAGACGTCGATCGGCGCGGCTGCTGGGCCGGCTCAGGTCACCAACTCCGTGACTGGAACGGCGCTCCGTGTGTATTCCATCGGCGCCCAGCTCACGCAGAACTTCCCCGCAAGCGGCGGAGCCGGACCACGGTCCCTCTTCATCGACGACGCTTACCTCTGGCCCGATCCCGCGGCGACGGGCCCGTATTACGTCCACATCACCAGCGCGGCGTCGGCGAACCAGAACCACAACCTAATCCACGTCACGGGAATGACGAGGAACGGCGGGAGCGACCCGGGCGCCACGCTGACGGTCACGACGAGCGCTCCCGGCGGCCAGCCGTTCGCCTCGACCCTGCAGGACTTCTTCGTCGGCGACATCGTCGGGCACCAATGCACCACGACTTGGTCCCGACACTTCTCGGCCCTCAAAGGGGACAGCAACGGGCGCGGGGTTGACGACATCAACAACGCGGCGAAGACGCTGCGCTCGACGCAGGACCAGACCAATTTCCCTTGGGGCCCGCAGGCGTTCGGGTACGGCTGGTACGGCAGGCCCGAATATCAATCGCAGTTCTCCTCTTGGCGCCCGAGCGATTACACGGGCGGCTCAGCGATCGATAGCGTTCTTCGTTCGAACGTGTGGGATGGGAGCGAGTTCTATCTGCAGTGGCGGCAGTACGTAGACCCCACGTTCCTGCCGATGAACTACGTCTCGTACAGCGGGGATAACAGGTTCGGCCGGAAGGTCTGGATGCTCCAGAGCCAGATGACCGTCCCGCAGCAGATTTACGGTGCCTATGGTCCGGGTGCGACGCAGTACGACTGCCCGAGAACGCTCGAGCCGGCCCTGCACCTTACAGGGTACAGCCCAGTCGGCGGCCTTGGCGGACGGCCCCTGACGAGTGCCTACGACGGTTCGGGTTCATTCCAGCCCGGCAGCGCTTACGCCTCAACGGCGATTTATGCGCAGTCAAACCTGAATCCCACCGATGCGTGGGAGCACCCTGCCGGCGAGTGGGTGACGTTCCATCTCCACGTGGTTCCGG